AGAATGTCCTGAAGGTAAAGTATTAAATCCTAAAACAAATAGATGTATTAAGGATATTACGAATGTTAAAAAAGAATGTCCTGAAGGTAAAGTATTAAATCCTAAAACAAATAGATGTATTAAAGATGTTACGAATGTTAAGTCTGTTAAGTCTGTTAAGTCTGTTAAGTCTGTTAAGAAAGAATGTCCTGAGGGTAAAGTATTAAATCCTAAAACAAATAAATGTATTAAGTATGTTCCTATTTGCGGTGAGGGTGAAGTATTAAGAGATGGTAAGTGTGTATGTGGTAAAAACCATATATGGGATGAAAAGAAACAAAAATGCGTATGTCCTGCAGGACTTACATTTAATATAAAAACTGGATATTGTAGGGATGATACAGATTATGACGCATTATATAGCAACATTATTAGTAAATTTCCTAAAACTTACAAAGTATATCTGAATATACCATATAAAAATAAAGATAAAGCAAAAGATCTTGGTGCTAAATGGGATTACTTAAAAAAGCAATGGTATTATACTGAAGAAACAAGATTAGGTGTTATAAGTCAATTAAATTATTTGTCATTTCCTAAACCAGATATATATAATGTAAAAATACCTAGTTTTTGTAAAGATGATCTTAAAAAATTAGGATTATATTGGGATGCAAATGCTAGAACTTGGTATTATTTTAGTAATTTACCAAAAGAAAATAAAGAATTTATTGAAAAATACGATTGGTATAAGTTGTGTGTGAGAATACAGAATTATTCTTAAGGAGATGTAATTATTGTATTTATAGGTGGTATTGTTTGTGAAATGGCAGATGATTCAATAATAAAATCATCCATATCACCATTTAAAATAGCTGGTAATTGCTTTTTATTTTTGTATAACTTTTTAACAGTTTTTTGTATAGATGTTGGAAATGTAAAATCTATCTGTTCAATTAAATTATCATATTCTTTTATTTGATTTGATATATCACTACTAGATAATGTTTCTAAATGATTATGTAATTTATCTTCAATCATATGAGAGATCTTCATAAACTTACAAGATAATTGTTTAAAATTACTTTCTTTTTCATTTATTCTAAAGTTATTAATAATTCCTATTATCATTGCGGTTAGACTATTAATTACAATATTTGGTATTTTCATTTCATTACCATCAAATGATGAAGAATTAAGAATAGCCATTACAGATGATATTAGAATCAACGGTATATTGCATATTGATTTAATAAAATTAAAATGTTCAAAACTCTTTTCACATAATACACCCATAATATAACTTTTATCTTTATAAGATTTAAGCAGATTGATTTGTCTTTGCTCCAATGGCATAATTTATATTTAAGGTGATAATATTTCTCTTAAACGTGTATTTTCATCATTTTTAATTGTTGTTATTTGTAATTTAAAATCTGATATCTTTTTACTAAATATTATCATTTCTTCATTTGTTATTTCACTTATTATATTAACTTCATCTACAATTGAATCATATTCTGATAATTTATCTTGAACATCTTCTACTAAAGTTTTCTCTTCATTCTTATTCAATCGTAAAACCGCTAATTCTCTATTATATAATGCTTTAACATGAATTAATTTATCTTGCATTTCTTTAAGTTTTTCCATCTTTTCTCTATAATTTTGAAAACGAATTATACTTGCTATTACTGTCATATATGTTCCCATCATTAAGGATAAAATATTTAATACAAAATCAATCGTATTTGGATCTGTATTAAGGTTATTTTTACCAACAAATTGTATTATTAATAATTTGACAGCATCGCTTAATGTTATCATTGCTGATACTACTAAAATTGTTAATGAATAACTATTAAATTTATTTTTAACTATATCAAATTTAATAGATACATATTGTAATTTATCTGATATTTTATCAGTTTTTTTTATAATATGATTTTTCAATTTCTTACGCATTTCATGATCAGTTAGTTCATCTATTATAGTATTATCACCTGAAGAACTATGTGGTGAATGATTTGGATCTACTATAACAACATCTGCTCTATTTGCACTAGGACATATTTCTAAATCAATATTCATTTATTTAAACTATTTATTTTTATATTCTTTAGTCCATATTATATTTTTTATTGCTAACATTGATTTTTTATTATATTTTTTATTAAAAGCCTCTGGATCCTTTTCTTTTTCTTTTTTAAGCCTTTCAAATATTTCTGCACTTATTTGTTTATAATATGTATCTTCTGTTTTTTGTGGTTTCATTCGTTCTTCAATATCATTATTTTCCAATACATTTTTAATTTTTAAAAATGCATTATTATCCAATTCTTCTTTAAAAATATTAATTAATATAGTATATGTTAGTTTTTTTTCAATAAACTTTATTTTAATTGGTTCAGTCATATACTTAATTTTATATTTATATCATTTTTAGATGTTAAAGTAAAAATATAACATTTTAGAATAAATAAAATGGAAGAAGAAGAAATACAACCTTTTAAGAAGGTATGTGTAGATCGCACACAAAGTGTAGATGTCTTAGTATCTTCCACATTAACTTATCATCAAAAAATATTATTAGACGATTACTTAGATAAAAGTTTTATGATGGGTATGTTATGTGAAAATACTAAAAATTATTATTATAATTTTGGTAATGTTTTAGTTATTCCTACAATATTAGCATCTGCTATATTATGTGTTTTTAATGCGGCTGCTGGAAGTATTCCTGTTGATAAACATTTTATTTTAACATTAATGAATATTTCTATTAATGGAATTATAGCATTTATATCTGCCTTACAATCTGTTTTACAAATTAATGATAAATATAATCAATTTCAAACATTAACTACTAAGTTTATTAAATTAGAACATCATATTGAAAATCATATTACGAATTATCCTAGTAAGCTTGATGACAACTTTATTGATGATATAATCAAATCTTACGATAATCTTATTGACGATATAGATTTTACATTTCCGGAGTTTATTAAAAAACGGGTTAAAGCTAAGTATAAAGATAAAAGAACAATGCCTAATGTTTTAAATGGCGATAAAAAACCTCGATTACTCCAAAATATTTAATGTGATATAATATTAAAATGAAACTTTTAATAGGTGGTAAAAGTCGTAATATATATATGCGTAAAGATGGTTCTGCATATTACAAAAGTGGTGGTGAAAAAGTAGATGCTTCTTATATGTTTAAAAAAAACGGTGATTTTAAAAAACAATATTCTAAAAGTGTTGAAGAAACACTTACAAAAGTTAAAGAATCACACCATATTAAAAATAATAAAAAGTTTTATGGGGGTGCTGCTATTCAATTTGATTTTCAACCAATTAAAGTTACATTTACGGGAAAGGATGATAATGAAAAAAAAAAGGAATTAATGAAAATAGTACATATAGCATATAATGTTATGTTAGAACAATTACATACACAAGAAAAAACAATATCTAAGAATTCGATGAAACAAATTCGTAGCAGGCTTATGGACTGGGTGAAGCATGCCACCTTAGGTGCTAAAAATAATAATGTTAACAATCTCCCTCAGTTGCCAAACAAATATGCAGATGTTCCTATTGCGGTATTAAATGCACTAAACGAACTGCTAGATATAATCCATAATTCCACCCACGTAACTATTGATAGCTACTATTTGCTTTTTTCAAACTCTATATCAAACAATTTTAACGAAAGTAAAGACACCACAGATGAGCAAAAAGGCAGAAATAAACACACAAGATTGGTCGATTCTGTCATAGAAGTGGCTGATACGATCAGAAAAAGGATTGCTTCTGAAGTCGCGCCCGCCCAAGCCCAAACCAATGGACCCGTCCAAACCAATGATGACGCTGGTGAGAATTGGCCTGTTGTAGTACGACAACCTGCACCTATAGAGGATGAAACCGCGCCGTCCGATGATGACGCTGTTGAGAATAGGCTTTTACTAGAAGTTGGACCTGCTCGACAACCTCGACAACCTCGACAACCTCGACAAATTTTACTAAAAGATAGACCTGATCGACAACCTCGACAACATATAGACATAAATGCTGTCGATTAAATTGATGAAAGCGACATTAAATAATACTCAAAGTATCATTATAAACATATAAAAATGAAAACAGAAAAATAAATTATTATGTCAATTTATAAACGAAAGCATTCTGATTTTGTTCAGGTTGCTATAGATGAAGCAAATAAATCTTTAATGAGTCAAAAACACGGTTGTGTTATAGTTCATAACAATAAAATAATATCTAAAGGACATAATTATCGTATTTTTAAAGATAATAAGTCTCATATAAAATATAGTATTCACGCGGAAGAAAGTGCAATATTAAAATTAAAATGCAAACCAATAGATAATCTACATATGTATGTTGTAAGAGTTCGTGATAATGAAGTTATGTTATCACAACCTTGTGAAAAATGCAAAGCGTTTATTAATTCTTTAAATATAAATAAAATATATTATACAGGTGTAAATGATATTTAAATAGCCATATTCATTTTAATATTTTCATAATATTTGTAATCTATTAATTCTATATCATCAAATTTAATATTATCAATATCTGTAATATCTTTTATATTTATTTTTGGAAAATCATATGGATCTCTAGTAATTTGTAATTTCATAGCATCTATATGATTCTTATAAATATGTGTATCACCCATACAATAATGAAAATCACCTGGAGTTAAATCACATAACTTCGCAATTATACAAGTTAATAAAGCATAACTCGCAATATTGAAAGGAACACCTAAACCCACATCACAAGATCTTTGATACATTTGACTGTGTAATTCTTTTTTATTTGTATCAACCCAAAATTGAATAAAAATATGGCAAGGAGGTAAAGCCATTTTATCAATATCAGAAGGATTCCAAGCACTCATAATGATTCTACGATCATCTGGTGTATTTTTAATTTTATAAATAACATCTTTTAATTGATCTATACCTTTTCCTTCATAACTATCATACATATTAGTGTATTTAGCACCGAAGTGTCTCCATTGAAAACCATATCCTGCTCCAATATCACCTTGATCATAATGTGATAATCCCCGACTATCTAAAAACTCTCTAGAACTATTACCTTCCCATATTTTAACTCCTTTTTCTTTTAATATATTAGAATCAGTAGAACCTGATATAAACCATAACAATTCTTCAACAACACCTTTCCAATATACTTTTTTTGTAGTTAATAAAGGAAAACTTTCACGTAAATTAAATGTCATATTATAACTAAATATACTTAAAGTTCCAATACCTGTGCGATCATCTTTAGATATACCATTTT